ATTTGGTTCTTGTAACGGTAGAGCTACTGCTGTGAGCCGAGTGGGACCCAGTATAATTTCGGACACTGTCCGAGATGTAACTGGCGTACCCAATACTTGGGGGCCACCCAAGTTTAAGGGACCGGAAGGTAACCAAGCCTGGGTCCCGTGGAGGGCTTCATTGGCATTTTCTGCCAACCCTTCATGCGGCGTACCGCCTCTATTACTCAAACGCGCAAAGCAAGATTATGTGCGTCCGATTATGAAGGAATTAGAGACAAGGTACGAATATTACTTGAAAGAAATCAGACCATTGACAAATGTTCAGATTGTTTCAGGTATAGATGGTAAAAGATTCGTAGATAGTATGAATCTTGCCACAAGCCGTGGGTTTCCTCTTAGCGGTCCTAAGTCACAAGACATTGTAGAATTAGAACCTAATGAGGAACACGCGTGTCCGCGCACGCTAACACCCACACATTGGGATGAATTGGCAAAGTTCGAAGAGAAAGCTAGGCGAAATCTTCGGGTGAATTGCCCATTCAAGGCATGTTTGAAGGATGAACCCACGCCAATATCTAAGGATAAGGTGCGTGTGTTCCAAGCAGCAAGTATGCCTCTTCAACTCGCAATGCGTAAATACTTTTTACCTATTGCACGTATGATGTCCCAACACCCCTTGATGTCCGAATGTGCCGTTGGTATTAACGCTCATGGTCCAGAAATGGATCAATTGTTTCGCCATATCCGCAAGTTCGGTATAGAGAGGGGGTATGCTGGTGATTATTCTAAATATGATTTGAGAATGCCAGCACAATTGATATATGTGGCTTTTGATGTTATGATCTTAGTTGCACAATGTCTCCCTAATAATTATTCAGAGGATGATATTCGTGTAATGCGTGTGATTAGCACTGAAGTTGCTTGTGCGGTTACTGCTTACAATGGTGATTTTATTCAATTTATTGGATCCAACCCATCTGGGCAGTCATTAACTGCATATATTAATTCCATAGTCAATTCTTTGTTGCATAGATGTTCTTTCTACGCATGGGAGAATGGGCGCATGTGGAACGCTAACTTTTGTGATTACGTAAGTTTGATAACTTATGGTGATGATTACGGAGGTAGTGTTTCTAAGGTGTTGGAATATAATAATATCGATTTTGTGCAATGGTGTGCTCAATATGATATGATAGTTACCCCCCCAGATAAGAAGTCAGAAGTGACAGCTTATCTTGATTGCGACGAATTGGACTTTTTGAAAAGAAGACCCAGATATGATGAAGAGTTACATCTTTACATGGGAATCTTGGATGAAAAGTCCATTTTCAAGTCTCTGCATAGCAATTTAAAATCAAAAACAGAGACAAAGGAGGCCGTATCTAGTAGTTGTATCGGTTCTGCACTTTCCGAATGGTTTTTGTATGGACGCGAACATTATGAGATGCGCCGTGCGCAGATGCTTGAGGTGGCAAATGCGCATAACCTCACGGACATGGTAGTAGGTATTGATCTTGATTATGAAGATCGTGTTGCTGCATTCCGTGAAAAGTACAACTGGAAGTAGTTGTTAAGCCCCGTGTTCCGGGAAACACGTTAAACATTCCCACCTGTTAGTGACAGGAAGCGTGACGCTTTACAAATCACTGGCCATGTTCTGGTTACCACATACTTTTTGATTGCACATACTGTAAATAAGTGTGGAGGCTTTACATGGTCTTTGGCACCTGAAATGGGTACCCGTATTTACGGGAGTGATTCGCCATCACACCAATGTATGTCGCCGATAGTTCTTTGAGCAGGGAACTATACGGTTGTATCATAGTCGCTTACTGAAAATAAATTTAATGTACAAATAAACAAAACCGACACTAATTCTATTGAACAGATGGTGGCATTTAAAGATGCCACATCTACTTGGGAGTATAAGGTTGGCAGTGAGCCAGATTATACTTATGGTATCTGCGATAATAATGACGCGGATCTTGGGAATTTTTTCTCAAGACCACTTAAAATTCGTAGTTACAACTGGGGGACTGGTACGACGCTATTTGAAAAGTTTAATCCTTGGACTGATTATTTCACCAATCCTAGGGTTATTAATAGAATATCTAACTATAACTTGCTTCGTGCCAAATTACACCTTAAATTCATTATTAACGGAAATGGGTTTCATTATGGGCGCCTTATTGCTTCCTATGTACCTTACCTTCGTGATGATAAGTTTACGGTGGACAGGGCGTCTTATATACAAGACGTTATTCAGGCGTCTCAACGTCCCCACGTGTATCTTGATCCTACTTTATCACAAGGTGGTGATCTCGTATTACCGTTCTTCTTTGACGAAAATGCCTTGAGCATTCCTAATGAAGAATGGAATAATATGGGTGAGATCATTATACACACAATGCAATCATTGAAACATGCCAATGGAGCTGACGACTCCGTTACTATTTCAGTTTTTGCTTGGGCAGAAGAGGTAAATCTTGCTGTCCCCACCAGTGCCGAGCCTGGAGCTATATCTCCACAGGCTCAAGATGAATACGGTACGGGTCCTATTAGTAGACCCGCTTCCGTAGTCGCTAAGGCTGCTGGTGCCCTACGTACTGCGCCTGTTATAGGTCCGTATGCAAGGGCTACCGAAATCGCAGCTTCTGCCACCAGTGCAGTTGCAACAACTTTCGGTTATTCTCGTCCAGCATTGCTAGACGACGTTGTCCCATATAAACCCACGATTATGGGCAACATGGCAAATACCAATATGCCAGATTCTACGACAAAGCTTACTACAGATTGTAAACAAGAACTTACCGTAGATTCCCGCACTGTTGGGTTGTCAGGTACAGATGAAATGAGCGTTAATTCTATAGCGTGTCGTGAGAGTT